GCTGGCGGCGATCTGCTCCACGGTCCCACGTTTCACGGAATGCCGCCGGGGTACTTTTCGCGGGGCGGCGGGGCGGTACTTTTCGCCGCTGCCGGAGGGGTCAGATTCTACACCTAACGGCATATCGCCCCACAGGTAACGGTGAACTAGGATATATGCCGCCCCAGTAACCCCCTATAGTCCCCCTTCTTCCCCGGATTCCGCCGGGGTGAATCCATCGCGGGCCATTCTTTCGGCGCAGGCCTGCAAGATATACGCCTGTACACTTTGCCCAGCAGCAGCAGCGGCGGCGCGGATTTCTCCGCCGCGATCTTTCGGCGGTCGGATTTGGATTGAATCGCATTTTGCGATATACCGGCTATTTGTGATTTTCTTTTTTTCCGAAATCGGCATCATATCACCTCTTTTCGCGCGCGTTTATTATATTATAGCAAATCAAGCGGCATTCCGCCATGCAAAATTGCACAAGCATTCCGTCATGTTTTTGTGCAAAAAGTAGATTGCATTCCGTCATGCTTGACAGTGGCATTCCGTCATGCTAAGATAATGCCACAGCAAGCGCCACGGCAAACAGCCGAAGCGGTTGCGAGTCTGCGAAAGGAGAAAAGCACACATGAGCGCAAAGTTTTTTGAGCTTCCCGAATCCACCAAGCGTGCCATTTGGGCCGCTCTGCTGGCACGGTGGGCAGCAAAAAAGCCCGCCACCCACTGAGCAGGTGACAGGCTTGCAAGATGAATTTTCGACGGTCCATCTTGTAAGCCATTCTACCACAGAAAGGACGTGAAAGCAAGCCCGCCCCGCAAGGCCGACGGCATCCCGCCGCCGCTGGTGCAAGCCCAGCCGCCCCAAGCCGGGGCGGGCGCTCATGGGGTTTTACTCCTATACCCCCTCTATATTCCCCCGCGCCGTGAAAATCGCCAAAACATCAAGCGTTTTTTGGTGCAAATTTTCTTCCCCTGTCCCCCGTAGGGGGGACAAGGGGAACGGCAAACGGGGCCTTGACGGGGCAGAAAGGACCGGCTAAAATCCGGCTCAACAAGCACCCCCGGCACACCGCCGGGAAAATTCAAAGCAGCGAAAGGAGACACAGAACATGACAGCCGAAACCGAAAAGCGGATTGAGCAAGAGTTTTGCCGCCGGAACTGGACGCAGCGCGGGCCGTGCAACTGCCCGCTGTGGCCCGCCTGCAACTACTCCAACGATCTGAGCAAGACCGACGAAGAGAACGAAAAACTTTTTGAAGCAGGTCTAACCGCCGCACTGGCGGCGCTTGAATGACCACCGCCGGACACCTCAGCAGGGCCGCACCGTAAAGCGACCCCGTCCCACTACCCCGACAACAGCCGGGAGATCATCCGAACGCAAACCCACAACCCGAAAGGAGAAGCAGCCATGAAGAAGAAAATCACCACCACAGCCGCCGCGCTGGCGCTGTCCGCCGCCCTGCTGGCAGGTTCTACCCCGAAAGCCAGCGCCGCCAATGTCAACCGCACCCCCGGCGCGTTCGGTCTGTACATCGCCGGGGCAGAGGTTGAGCGTGTCTTTACCGCTGACGACGATCTTGTTTACTGGATCACCGACGACGACGGGGAACGCTGGATCATCTGCGCTGATGCACTTGCAGAGATTAGCCGCCGCGACGACCTGCCCGCCGTGGGTCAACACTGCATCCTCATCATGAACAGCAACGGAACGCCGGACGACTTCGACGATGACTATTTTGCCGACGTTCTTTGGAGCTGCTGCCCCGATGAAGATTGACCCCCAGCGCCCCGGATGCCTTAGCAGGGCCGCACCGGATAAAGCGACCCCGCCCCACACCCGGCACACCGCCGGGACAATTTGAGAACTGAATACAGGAGGTTTTACCATGACCAACGAGCAAATCATCTTCAACGAAGTTTGCAGCAACTACGATTCCGCCCAGCGTCACGATCTGGTGAGCCGGTTCTATACCGCCGAACAGGTGCAGGGCATCGCCGCCGGTCTGGAACTTGTTCCCGATGACAACGGCAACACCCCGGACCCCATCGAAAGCGCTGAATCCCTGTTGTGTGCTGGCCTATTTCACACTTGGGCAGAGTGGCACAGGGACGGCTTGACCGTCAAGCGCGGCGAAAAAGCCGCGATCACCTGCGAACTGTGGAAGTTCAACGACAAGAAGAAGCAGCCCGCGCCGGATGCTGACGAGCTGACCAAAGCCGCCGCCGAACAGGATAAAGGCTATTACTATCTGGCAAAAGCTCACCTGTTCCACCGTGGGCAGGTCGAGAAGCAGCAGCCCAAGCCCGCCGGACGGTTTCAGAGTCTCGACGAAATCCGGGCCTATAACAAAATGCTGGCCGACCAGCGCAAAGCCGCAAAGGCTGCCGCCCAGCAGGACAAGCCCCAGAGTGAGCCGAAACCCGCCGAACCGCCTGCCCCGGCCCCCAAGCAGAAAGCAGCGCCCAGCGCGGCCGATCTCAAGAGAGCAGAGCGGAAAGCGATGCACGAATTTATGGCCGTGTCCGAAGAGGGCCGCCCCGCCCAAGCGAAAGCGCTGGCAAAGTGGCGCAAGGCTACCGAAACCCGGAAAGCCGCAGAGACAGCCCCACAAGCCGCCGCACCCGCTCCCGCGCCGGAACCCGAAGCAAAGCCCCAGCCCAAAGCAGACCCCGCGCCCAGCGCAGACAGCGCCCCGGCATACTGTGAGCAGATTTCTTTCTGCTGAATGGGATACCCCAGCAGGGCCGCACCCAGAAAAGCGGTCCCGCCCCACACCCGGCACACCGCCGGGACCATTTGAAAACTGAATAACAGGAGGACCATATCATGAAACTTTCTAACGATTTTACCCTTTTCGGCCTGAACATCAAGGCGATTCAATCCCACCTCAAGGAGCAGGCCAAGGATCAGCGCGGCATCCGCGTCACCCGCCGGGGCGATCTGGTTTACATCATGACCCCGCACACCGCGTTCAAGCTCCCTGCGATGCTCTACCCTGACATCATCCAGCCCGTAACGCTCCGCGAGTGCCCCGCCGACGGCGTGACCATCGTTTCCGCCCAGTACGGTTTTGAGGTGGACGAACACGCCCCCGATCTGGTGGACATCTTCAAAAGCGCCGCCTGCAAGGAAAAGACTGTACAGCGCACCCCGTTTTTGCAGGACATCCCCACCGGCAAGAAGAAAAGCGGTCTTGCAAGGCTTTTTCACGTCGGCCCCGCGCCCATCTTGGTGAACGTCATCTATGACAGCATGGTAAACCCGGCACAATTCACCTACTACGGCAAAGCGTCCGGCTATGCGCCGGTGTACGCCGTCTGTGCCAGCGATCCGACCATTTCAATGGTCATGTGCCCTATCAAGCCCACTGAAGAGGTAGAAGCGCTCTGCAAAAAGATGTTTTCCGAATGACCCGCAAGGCCGACGGCATCCCGCCGCCGCTGGTGCAAGCCCAGCCGCCCCCGCCGGGGCGGGCGCTCATGGGTTACAACCCACGAAAGGAGTTTTGCAACATGACCGAACAAGAGAAAATGGAGCTTGTCGTGGTGGATACGTCCACCTGCACCCTCTACGATTTCACCGCGTCGAGCTGGCGCGGCCCCCGCACCCCGGAAGAGGTCTTGAAAGCCGCCCAGAACAGCGCCGCCGATGATGTCCGCCGGTACGAGAATATTCTGAACTCTGGCGGGTATGACGACCGGAAAGAGTATTGGACGGAATGCCTTGAAGCGGCAAAGGCCCGCACATTCTCCACTATGACCTACGGCGACTTTCTGAACGCCCAGCGGGAGCGCCTGCTCTCCGACCCCATGCAGGAGATCACCGAACAGCAGTTCGACGACGCCTTGAACGTCCTGCCGCCGCTTGCATGGCACACCCGTCATAACGTCGAAGAGTTTTGCAGCCGCGAGTTTGAAACCGGCTCCTACACCATGCAGTATGCGTACAGCCTTGTTCAAGGCAAGCATTACGCCAAGTTGGTTGACTACTCCGACCCCTCTACATGGATCAGTTCCATTCTTTAGCGGCAGTAACCGCCCCGGATACCTCAGCAGGGCCGCACCGTAAAGCGACCCCGCCCCAGCCCGCAAGGGCAACACCCGCCGCCAGCCCCGGTATCTATATACCCAGACCGGCAAATCTAAAAACTCGAATCCCTACCGGGACGAGCAAATGCACATCACTTTGGAGGTATTTACATGAAACTCAAGGAAACCCGCATTCTTGACGCTGAGGGCGCACGTTACGCCTGCATTGCCAACGACTACTGCACCCGCTGCGATTGTGAAGAATATGACCGCATTCTGGCCGACGCGGACACGTCCAGCCGCAAACCGGGCGGCATCACAGTGGATGATCTGGCCCGAATCGCCGAAGCGATCAAAGCCGTCAGCGAAACGGACGATGATGTTCCCGCCATTGCCTTTGCGCTGTCCCGGCGCATCATTTCGCACTTCGAGCAGGTCTAAGCCATCTTGCCCCGGTAGCCCGCCGGGGCATCTTGTGTTATACTGTGGTTGTCTTAAATATGCGTTTTTCGGTGCTTATGTTCTCAAAATGCGCATATTTGTATCAAAATCCCGATTAAGCGTTCAGAAATGAGGTGTTTTTGTGAGTGAAACGGAGTTTTTCGCCCCTTGGCGCATTGTTGGCGCATTTTCCGACGGCTCCCGCCTGACGTTCGACGGTTTGACCGAGCGGCAGGCCGTAGACGCGATGAGCGCCGCCCAGACCCAGCACGGCGACATTGTATGGTGGGATCGTGTTACCGATGCAAACTATGAAGATGGGCAATACTATAAAGCCCTGCCGCAGCCACCGGTCGTAACGGTCGTTGACTACGACGGATATGCCGGCCCGCTGGATGAGCAAGGCTTTCCCACCGGTCTGCTTGACCGTATCGCTAAAGAGGGCACACCAACCGATGCAGGTAACCCCAGAATCATCATCAAGCGCCATGCACCAAACAGCGAGAACGACATATAAAGAACAATACCCGGCAGGCCACGCAGCCCGCCGGGTATTTCTTTGCTCATTTTTCATCGTTCCGGGTATTCGAGTTGTTTCCCCACGGCATTTTCAGACTTTTCGGAAATGCTTCACAGTTGCGTAATCTTTCCCGTCCGAATTTGTCTCTATATCATAGAGACTGCCGATTTTCCGCACCAAGCCCCTGCACGTTTCATCCTGCCCCTACCGGGGCGGGTGAATTTTGCTGGTTGCTCTATTTACGCGCGTTATATGCGCGGGCGCGAATCTCGTCCGCCTGCATCATGCCGTCCAGAGCTTCCGCAAGCCGCAAAATCGCTTCCGACTTTATCCGCTTCGTGTGGGATACGCTGTATCCGATTTTGGGGGCAGCTTCCTCAAAACTGTGGCCACAAAGGCATATTTCCGATATGACGGTGGTGTACACATCCTTTAGTGTCCAGATTTGTTCTTTGATCCGGGCAAGGTCCCCGCGTAAAATGGTTTCCTGTACTTCCAGCATCCGCAGCCGGTCAAGGTAGCCCAGAGCATCCGCCCGCTCCGCAATGTCCGCCGTGGTGTCGCTGTGGCCGCTGCCGTGCGGCATCCCGCCGTATTCAATACCGTGGAGACAGTTCAGTTCTCCCTCGATCTCCGCTTTTTCTGCCGCAATGGTGCGCAGCTTGGCCGGAATATCTGCTGCATACTCCAAAATCGTTCTTGCCTCATCAACCCGCATCCGCTGTGCCCTCCTGCGACATTCTGCTTACTGTTTTTTTGTTTCGGCGGCTTTCTTTGCTTCCAGCGCCATTTTCCGGCGGGCCGCCTGTTTCTGCTTTACTTGCAGTCCCAGAGATTTCTTAAAATACTCCGGGAATGGTTTTCTTCGTGATTTGCTCATGTTTACTCACCTCTCAGCGGCCCAGTTCGACAATAGGCCCCATGATTTCAATTTTATCTTTCAGCACCCGGCGCTTTTTCAAGCTGGCAATGATTTCTCGCTTGTGTGCCGTGTAGAATTTTTCTCCGACCACAAAATACCGCAGTTCCGGGTTGAACTGCTGGCGAATGCGCAGGCAGAAGATCATGTGACCATCTACCGGCACATCCAGCTCATAGACCGCGATCTGGCCGGTTTCTTTGCTGATTTCACGGCAAAGAAACACCGCGTTTGTCTCAAACCTTGCCTTTTCTTCATCTGTCACAGCTTTTCGCTCCTTCCCACCTGTTCTGCAAGGCGTTTCCACTCTTTGATTTCGCTTTTGCTGTCTGGCGTGATGATTTCTGTAAACTTGTAACCTTTTGGCTCTGCAATCAGGTCAATAAACAGCCTGCGGCGGTAAATGTAGTCCCGCTGCGCCCGCCGGGTGAATTTCGACTTGATTTCCACCACTTCCACCGTGCCGTCTGCATATACCAGCACATAGTCCGCCGTATACCGTGCAGCAGGCAGCACAATCCCACAATATTCCTTCTGCGGCAACAGAGGAAAGGCAACGTGCGGCGTTGCCTTGATGATCCTGCCCGATTCAATTCCCGGTATCACCACGGACATGTAATACTCGTACTCTCCCCGGCTCTCGAAAGTTCTCCCGATTTTCCCGGCAGATTTTGCCGCATCCGCCAACGTCTGCTGCGCCGGGGTACACTTTCCCCTTGTGCGCCGTGCAATCTGGGCTTCTGCCTGCGCCCGGTAGCGCGGCGGCAGGTCTTCCAGTTCCATTCTGGTGCTCATCATTGCCCCTTTCTGCTCAAAATCACATAGCATTGCGGCTCTGTGACTTCCCAGCCGTCTTCCCGCTGCTGGTCGGATTGATGCAGTTCTCCCGGATCATAGACCACGCACTTTTCCAATGCCCAGCCGGGGAAATGTGTTCCCCACCAGTAAGCGTCGTTCTGCATATCGCCGCAAGCGGTCCGTAACTGCTTTTTGCTCCACTTGGTGTCATTCGGTGCTTGTTCCACCGGCAACTTCAGATTTTTGCTCTCCACGCAGATGCGCTCTTTGTGGCCGTAGATATAGCCGATGGTTCCATGCTTTCCCTGCGTAGTCCCGTCATTGCCCAGCAGCTTCTTCATGTCGATTCTGTCCGCATTCATTGTTCCGAGCGGTTCATATTCGTTTGTGCCGGGGATGCGCCGCCGCCAAAGGTCTTCCAGCATTTCGCGAAACTCGCGGCGGTCGCTCTGCCCCATGCCCACGCATTCCACAAAGCCGTGCATATGTAACCGGCCAGCTTCGCCTTTGCGTACCGCCCAGAGCATCATGCGGATTTTATCCCGGCTTATGCCAAAGCGCTTACACACTGTCGCAATCACCCGGCGCTTGTAGTTTACAACTTCCCGCTTGCAGGCCAGAATGTTGTCCGGCAGGAACGCTTCCTCAAATGTTCCGGTGAGGAAAAATCCGTACTTGTCGAAATTCGCAATGGCCTTTCTCTGCTTTTTGCGCAGAGAGGACATCTTATTTCTGGATTTCTGGTCCGTACTGGATTCTTTCCGCTTTTTCCCTCTGGCTTTTCGTTCCTGCGGAGTGATGGCGTAGAGACACACAGCCATATAGCTGTCACCGCAGAGGATTTTCTTTTCTCTGATATAGTTTCTGCGCATCTCCATCACTATCCTGTTTCGGTCAACTTCCTGTGTTATTTTCTTTTCTGTAAAACATCACAGTCACAGAAATAACGGGTATACAAGCCCCCAAGAGAGGACTTTCACCTCATCATGTTATTGGGGTACTTTGCCGTCACTGCAAAACAAAACTGTTGAGATACGGCAGCACTTCGCCGCCGCAGGGAGATGTGAACAGCTTAAAGTTCCGCTTGAACACATGGTAGTAAAGCGCGTTGCTCACTTTCTTGGAGCCGACGCTGCGCTGTTCCTTGACCATCCTGTTTACTTGGTTGCGGGACAGCCCCATCGCCATCAGCAGTTTTTTGAGACGTTTCGTGGTCATACTCGCTCCTTTTCTGCCAGAATCGGCAGCCATCTTCCGGGTCCGTGATTTCTGTGTGCTTTGGGGACAGTCTATTAAAGCACGCCCATGAAAAGCTAAAATGCCAGTAGCAGGTGCAACAGACATTTTCAGATTTCATGCTGCTTTTTCTTTCTGGCTGCCAATCCCAGCGCATTTAGATTTCTCTTCTTTGCCGCCGCGCTTAAAATTGCACTCCTGCATTTTTTGCAGTAGTAGGAGTTCGGGCCGGCTTCAAAGACCTTACCGCACCTTTCGCAGATTTCTTTAGCCACAGTAATTCTTCCTTTCCCAGAACTCGTCCATTACATCACGATATTTTTTGAAACATTCCGGGCACAAATCACCAACACCCCAAACGTCTTTATGGTCAAGCGCCCAGCCCTGCAAAGCGTCTTTGTCAAACACTCCGTCGTCAAATCGTTCTGCAAACGTCTGTTTCCTGCATCGGTTACAGATGAACATTGCACCGTTCTTCCTCATTCTCTGGATGCTCCTTTCCGTCGGACTCCGCTTTTGCTCAGTGCCAGAGGATCACGTTTGACGAATGGACCAGATATGTTGTTCCGTTAATTTTGACCTGTAACTGGTCGCCCTCGTAATCATTCCAACTGTCCACTTTTCCCTCAATGACAGTGCCATCCGGCATTTTGATTTGCGCCTGCGAATATTCGTAGGTCAGATCAATCACCTGCTTGTTGCATCCTGCCATCAGCAGAATGCTTGCCACCGCAGATACACCCACCATAAAAATTCTTCTCATTTCTTTTCCTCCTGTTTTTCATTGAGTTTCACCACCGGCTGCGGCTGGTCGGAACGATTGAGCGGCGGGTCAAACCTTACATTTGTCCAGTCACCCTCCGGCTTATCGTGCCACGCCAGCGCATGACGGATGCCCAGCCAGACCGTTTCTGCGCGATACGGAACCCTCATACCGTCTTCGATGAGCGGGTGACAGGCAAACATCTGATAGGCTCTATCCATATCATCCTGCATCATGTTCCGATTTTCCAACGCCCGGTAAAAATCCTCTTTTTGGGCCTCTGCATTTTTGAATCGCTTCGCATCCATATCGGCATAGTGCTTCGCCATACAGAGGTCTTCCGCCAGATCATTGAACTGGCCCATGTGTAGGCGTAAATACATCTCGCAAGCAGCCTGCACAGCTTCCGCCACCGGGCGGCTCATCGTTACCGTAACGGTTTCGACTTCCGCCGGGGTGTCTTTTTTCTTGCTCATGCTGTCACCTCAAATTCTTACAGGCGGCGCTCCGTATCCGTCGCGCACCACTATGCCGTCTTTTTCTGAAATGTACATCCACGTCTTGAATGGGAAATTTGCAGCCGGAATGCCCGCTTCAAGGGCAGCCTGTTCCAGCATTATGCACGGCCAGTAATCGCACCCAACGGAGATTTTTGTCCACGCCTTTGCTTCTTCCTCAATCCTCATTGCCAGTTCTTTTTTGAAGACTTCAACTTGTTCCTCGGATATTTTCTTCGCCATCGAGTCTATGAAGAGGCACACCACAATGGACGTATTACTATTATCTCCATTACTGTGCGGCTGGTTGGCAGTCACTTTTTCCGCCCACCAGTTGACGGCCTTTTCGATGGTTTCTTTTTCCAAAATCATGCCGATTTTCCAGCCTTTCTTTTCCAACGCCTCTGGCTCCGTTCCAGTTTGCAGATCATCGCCGCCGTCTGGATTGCTTCAACCGCCATGTGAACAGCCCAATGCTGCGCTTCTTTCAAATCCTCTTTCGGAATTTCGTTGTTGTACCGAACTTCATTCCAAAGACGATTTTCGAGATACTGTTCCAGCATATAGTGGTCGTCTTTCACTTCTTGCAGCTCTTCCCGGATCACCGCCCAGCCCTCGTGGGCACTGGCAAACATCGGAAACTTTTTGTTCGCCGCTGCCAGTTCTTTTTTGACCAGCAGCCGAACATCATTCATCACAACATCCATGATTTACTCCTTATCTGCTGTTTTCTGCTGGTTTTCCAGCATATTGGCAAGAATTTCGTTCAAATCATCTGCTGTTGCGCTGCCCAGCTTTGCCGGAAGAATGATTGCCCGCAGATACATCCCGTCTTTTATTGCATAGACAGGCGTACCGTCTCGCCAGTCGCCCCATCTCACGCAGATTGCTGCATACTCTTTCGTCAGTTCACTTTCCACCGGCTTGAGCTGTGCCGTGCGAATAAAACCGATTGTCCCTGTGGGATGCCGCAGAGCAATGTGTTCTTCTCCGTTGACAACAATTCGAGTGCCCAGCTTGTCCACCGGTTCTTCGTTGTCCGGATCATCCGCCAGAGAAACCCCGTAGACAACATTGTTTTCTGCTGTTTTCTCTTCAAAGTAGATGTCCTCCATCTTCTTTTCCGGGATACTCAGCATTGCGGCCAGTTCATTCTTATTCTTCGCCTTGGGGTATCCGTCCATGTTGTACACAGCATAGCCGGTGCTGATGAATCGCCGCCCATTTGCCGCCGTAATCTGGCAGCAGTGGCCACAGTCTTTGATGAGTGCTGCCAACGCCGAAAGTTTCATCTTTTCACCACCTCCACGTCAGGTTTCCCCGTTTCCCGGAACCTCGGATAGAAAGTCATCGTGCACATCCGCGCTTCACGAAGTGCTGTTTCTGCGGTCTTCGCATCCAGTTTGTACGGCAGCTGCATCTGGTGTTTCGTGTAGCTGTCAATGCCAAACAGCATAATACTGAACTTTGCCATTGTTTGCTCCCTTCTGTTTATCATTCCATCGGTGGGCATTTCCGGGTTTGAACCGGGCAGGGCCTGTCCCATGCTCATATAAAAAGCAGCCGCCGCACCGGGCGGCTGCTTGCCAGAGGTTATGACTTCACGTCAACCGACGGAAGTATGTCGGTATGGAAATAAAGTTTGTAGTGGTACGGGTCAGTGTGCGTACCTGTGATGTCCTCCACGACGTACATTGTGTAGCCATTCAGATAGATGTAATTCTTGCGGTAGGTGTCCGGCCCAATTTTCACAGTACAGACCAGCTCATTGTTGCTGTTGTTTGAGATGGACATATAGCCCTCTGCTTCCAGAATGACCGTATCTGTTCTTGCATTGTAAACCGTAATTTTGCGCTCACTCTCGAAGTAGTCTGCCTGCTTCGAGATATTATAGTTGGCCTTGTCCGCTTCGCTGGCGCAGCTGCATAACAGCAGCAATGCCAGCAGAGCAACGGCCAAAAAGAACTTTTTCATATTCCGTCCTTTTGCCATGCGTTTATGTACGGACAAGTCGTTGGTGTTATCAGATCGTGGCAAATATGGCTGTCTGCCTTTATTTCTCATTCTGCTTTTTCTTCCTGCTTTTCGACATTTCAAGAATTTCGGAAACCAACTCAACCAGCCGTTCCAGCTCACACCGCACATTATAAAATCCGTAGGTGTGCTTGCTCTCATACGCATAGTCAAAAATCTTTTCAGCGGCAGCACAGGGCAAATCGTGCCCTATGTCTTCTTGTATTTTCTTGTCTACCAATTCGTGAACCGCCAACAAGCCTTTATTTTTCATCGTGTTCAGGCGGGCTACTTCATCCTGAAATTTTTTGTTTTCCTCTTCCAATTTATCCCGGTTCCATTTGACCGACATATTTTCGTCAAAGATATGCCCCGCCTTGTATTTCTGCATTCCTACCGGTTTACAAGACATTGCGTTTACCCGGTCAAATTCTCTTTGGATATCATCCCAGTCCATCGTTTCTTTCGGCATGGTTTTTGGTATTTCTTCTTTCATTCGTTTCCCCTGTTCTTGAAGTCTATAAATCGGTCTTCTTCGTCTATCATGAACTCGTCAGCGTTCCACACTTCTTTGCAATCCAGACAGTATGCTGTCTGACATTCCATCGGACCCGATACGCTTCTTGTTCTTTTCTTTAGGAGTTTTCCACGCTTTCCAAGTAACTGGTCATAAGAAAACATCCAGTGATCCGACACTATAATCTGCCCACCGCAAACCGGGCAGGCTTTGCATTCAGTTCCCTTGCTCATTTTATTTTCCTTTTATAATCCAGACCCGATGCTCACCGTAACCATCCCAGTTCAGCGCATCCTCATGTGTTCCGGCAACTGCAACGTCAAGGTGCTGTCCTTGAATATCTGCGCCCCGGTCTTGAACCACCCGAATGCCGATGCCCTCAATATACAGGATCGTTCCAAACGGGAACACGCCTTGATCTGCCGCCACCGTCAGGTCTGCCGTTACCGGAACGCCGCTGGCTGTAATTCCGGTTCCAGTTCCGCAGATATGCGGATATTTCTCCGTGCAATACGACGTGCAGAGAAATTCTCCCGCATACTCAGCAGTCATCCCCTCCGGCAGGACTTCTTCTTGGAGACGTTCTATCGTTTCTTCGTCCTGCATTGCACGTTCCGACCAATTCTGGAATCGGCTCTTGTAAATATCCCGGTCCTGTTCGAGCTGCTGAATCCGTGTATCTTTGGCGGCTCCGTTAAAAATCGCCAGTCCAAGGGCAATGCAGCTCAAAGTCACCGATACTTTTGGCAGTACATTTTTTCTCATTTCAACGATTCCTCATCTGCAAACCATTTCTTTGTCACGGCAATAGGAAATTCTTCTATCTCACTTGCCCACCGGGCAGTCCCTTTCCCGTATGTAGTCTCCCACACTAGAGGAAAACCGCCGATGCCGTCAAACAGACTGCCCAGCGTTGCACCTTCTGGAAGATATTGTTTCATTTTCTGCGCGATCCAGAACCATTGCGGGAGCGCAATGCTGTTGCCTAGTGCCTTATAGCGTGGAGTGTCTGCTGGTTTATGCTTTTTCCCTTTGGTGTCCGTCCATTCTCCGATGTCCGTCCATCCATCCGGGTATCCTTGCAGACGTTCACATTCTGTCGGGGTCAACCTGCGCACGATCCAGCGCATAGGCCTTTCGCTTGATGCTGTTAGTACTGTTTGCTGATTTCCTCCCGCTTTTTCCCGTGCCTGAAGAGATGGAAAAATTCCGTTTTCGTTATAAACTCTTCGTCCTTGCGAATCCCACGGAGTCAGGCAATTCTTTTCTGCAATTAAGCATTCTCCACCATATCCAGTGCCTCCGCCGCAGCCTTTGATTGTTCCGCTCGTTTCTTCCATTTTGAAACTGCTGTATGATTGTTCTGCAAAAGTTTTTTGCTCCACCACCTGCGGCCCAGAATGTGACCCGATGCTCCTGCAAGTAATGGATGCAGTTTTGTCGCCAGTCACAGCGCCGTTATACAAATCAACTGCAACGGCGGTGTAATCCGTGATTCTGCTTTCATGGTCCCCGGTAATGGTCGGAGCTATCTTCCCATCTCCGTTGCCCCGTGCGTCAAAAACGACCGGTTGAAAAAGAGTCTGATCTTGGAGTGTCGATAGCGTCCCGACTTTTTCTGTCTGCACCAATGCGCCCTTTCCGCCTCCGGCGCACCCCGAACGGATTTTCAACGTGTAGGCCACCGCATGACGGTCAACCGTATTCACCGTAAAAGCAGCATTTTCTTTCACGCCTGTTCCATTTTGGTTTGTGGTTCGGTCAACGGTGTTTCCGCTGATGCAGAAACTTCGTTCTCCCACCACTCGATCATTTCCAGCAACGCAGTTTCCAGCAGTTCCGGCAGCTTCTTTCCACGTCGGGATGCTCTGGTCAGGATGCCCCGGCAGGCTCTCGCGCTCAAATAATATTTCTCCGGCACGTCCACCTGCAAAATCCACGACAAGAGCGATTCTTTTGCGGCGCTGGGGGACTCCCCAATATTGAGCATCAATCTGTCGCCAAGCCAAACTCCATCCGTCTCCGATGATTGTCCCTGCTCGNCCCCCCCCGCAAGTCGAGGAATTGAAGCGTCTGGTTGTTCCACGCGGGCAAGTTCTTCCAGCACTGCGCGGAAATCTTCTCCGCTGTTAGAGCTGAAAGCTCCGGGGACATTCTCCCAAATAGCGAAAGTTGGATACATTCCATTCGTTTTTGCCCTCATTTCTTTTATGATCCGAATCGCTTCCATGAAAAGTCCCGACCGTTCACCTGCAAGGCCAGCTCTGCGGCCAGCAATGGAAAGGTCTTGGCAAGGGCTTCCGAACGTGATGCAATTCACCGGCTCTATCTGGTCGCCGTGGATTTTCGTAATATCTCCAAGGTGAATCACATTTATTTCCCAGCCTTTCGTCTTTTTTCCAAGAGTTCCCTTATGTTCTTTGCCATGAAGAGCCAGTTTTTCTTTTCTTCTATAAGACGCAGAGTTTCTTCGTACTTCCAAGAACCCTGCTCCGCCAGCGGGTAATATTTTGCATCTGGCATTTCAGCCTTTCCGTTAAATATTCCTGCAAGTGACTCTAAACAGTCATTCGAAAGCTCCGCATGGTGTGCCCTTATAAAGCCCCATGTGCATTCAACGGGAGCGTATTTTGCTGCGGTGACGATGAAGGCAATGTCATTTCTTTCCTGAAATTCTTCTGGCATCGGAGCAATCATTTTTCCGTCTCCTTTTTATTTTCTTGCACGGGTGGCCGGTATCGAACCGGCTTGCCTGTTGATGGGGAATCATAGACAGGCAACAGCCTTATGCACCCGCATATAAAGCCGCCGCGTCAGAGAGTAACGCGGCGGGCGGTCCAGTCTACCAAACCAGACCTCTCGCCTTTGTCTTGGGCGAGTTGGACAAGGCGTTTCTTCGCTCACGCGGCGGCGCACCCTTTCGGCTTCCGTTGCCGTCATGTTGGGTGCGACTTGGCTAGGAGCAGCACGGTTTTCCACCGGCTTGCGGCGTTAGGAGGAGCGCTGCCATACGGCACTCTTTCGCCCTGTTGGTGCGTAAAATATACGCAAAACCGCACCAGCTTCCATGATGCCCATGCAACAAGCGGCACGGACGGGGTTTGACCCCGCTTCCGGCGGGCGGACCGTTACCAGTAGTCCATCCGCCCCGCGCCATATAAAACCGCCCGGTTACAACACAAGACAACGCTTGTCCGCCGATTTTCTACCGGGCGGCTTCTTCAAGAACTACAATTTTGTATCAGCAGCATTTCGTTTTTCGTAGTCCTTGCAGTTCACGTTATAACCAGCGCACGGCGCACAGTGCGCTTTGGTTATCTCGAACGTGTATTTGCACTGTTCACTCTTTATACTGCCCTTGCGGGCGGTATTGGTCTTAGTGCTTCTTGCGAGGTTCTTCATTTCTTTTGCTTTGTATAAGTAGGTTGCTGTACCAAGTGGTGTTGTGTTCAACCGCACCCTGCACCGAACTTCTCGCGATCTGCGGCAACGGCGAAGAAGCAGTGGATGTTCCTCAAAGAATTTTTTCGTTGCTTCCTTTACTTCTTCCGCTTCCCAAAGTCTGGCAAGACTTTCGATTTTGGAACAGTCTGTAATTTCCGCGATTTCTTTTAGCATCTCTTCAAGTGTTTTCCACTTTTCTTGAATCGCAGACATCATGTCATACAGGTCATCCCAGATATTCCGGTCAGCACAGTCGCTCCAATCACTTGTTGTCCGGCTCGACCAGTCCGGGTCTGTCACCAAGATTGCTTTCATTTTTCAGGTCGTTCTCCGTAGCCAAGAAGAAATATTGCTTCCTGCGTTCAATGAGGTCTTTGTCATCCGCGCCCATCGCAATAATGTCTGCCGCGATCTGAGCCGTCATGTCCAGCAGGTCCAGCCCGTTGCCATCAGCCTTGACGCTGACGGTTTGCTTCCCGTTCTCTTCCGTGAGTTCCACATGGATTACCGCTTTTACCATACTGCTTCTCCTTACTTTCCGAGAATCGTTTTAATGATGTCGTTCACGTTGAACGGAACAGCACTCATCTCCACAGTCAGGTCAAAAGGCGTGTCCGTTTTCTTGATCTGCGCGATGCGGTGCGCCGCCATCTCGTGAATGGTCTTCGTAATCGCAAGGTCCAGCGCTTCCACGATACGCGCATCTTCGATTTCGGAGAAAAGCCCGTTGGCTGCTTTCGCTACCATCCAGCCCAGTTTATGAACTTCTCCGCGAAGTTCCGTCGTGACGTGCCCCCCCTGTTCAGCTTTTACGGACAGTTCAGCCGCTCCATCATCAAGGAACATCTTGATAGCTTCTTCTTTGGTCATTTCGAGCATCCTTTCTACTTTCGGGTGAATATTCGATCTGGTGGAGCACTCTGGAATCGAACCAGTTCCGGGGCTACTCCCCCGGATGCGCCTGCATACTCCATAGAAAAGGCGATGTTGACAGGACACCGCCCTCTGCCCATGCGGGCCGCCCTATGTATTCTTTCAGTCCTCAGTAGGTAGGACCCCCGGCTGTCGGATGACCGGGGCGACCATCTGCGTCCCCACGTTTCCGGTCGCACGGTGGGTGTGTTGTGGTTCACCCAGACCTTTTTCCGGTCAGCCGTTCAGCATCCACCGGACAAGGCAACATCCTATCCAAACCGCCGTTGAAATTCTCAAGCTAAATTTCCAGCCTACCAGCCAGCAGATTACACAAGATGCACCGGAAAAGACCGCCCACGTCATAAGGCCACTTATCACCGCAGTCAAAATTCCTGCAACGATTTCCACGCTTTTTTCGCTTTTCATGCTATTTTCCTTTCTTGAACTTACTCACTGCCGGACAGGTTGCCCAATGCGGAATATACCCAACGCCAGCAAGAACACCGCCGCTCTGGCTCAAGTCGCAGGAAACAACCATGCCCGTTCCGGTCACGATTTTATCCTTGTTGCCGGTCGGCCCCTTGAACGCCACGTGCGCACCGGGATTGCAAGGCATTTTCTTTCCGTTCGTGGTGACGATCCAGATAATAGGCCGACCGCAGCCACTACACTTCCCGATATTCATTCGCTCTGCCTCTCTTTCTTTTTGCGGTGCTTCTCATTCCGGGCCAGCGCCGCTTCCAGTTCTTCCCGCGCCTTTTGTTCGGCAAGTATCTGATCCTTTCGCCAAACTCCATAGGACTTGCCGGCGGCATCCGCCAGCCGAACATCTCTGGTCAGGGCATCGACTGCCGGTTTCGGATACACCTTTACCGACGCTTCCTTTGCTCTATGTTTTGCAACGCAGAGACAGCAGCGTTTCGCGCTAGAGTTTTCCGCCGGGAAGACCATGCCACAGTCAATGCAAGTTTTCATCGGCATTGTCCCAATCTCCTTTGTGCTCTTTAATGTACTGGCGCAGCTGCTCTTCAAAGTTACGCTGCTTTCGGCGTTCGATGAGTTCAAACACCGTATAGAGTGCGGCGCATACAGCCACGATTGCCACCGCTGTCACTCCCATTTTCTTCACCTCCGCTATTTTTAATGATGCCGCCGGGTGAAGATTGCTTTCTGTGCCAGCTCTGCACTATAACCTCCGCGACCGTTGCGGTCCATCTTCCCTGTGTCGCCGCGCTTCATCTCAAGATAAATCGTCGAACAATGAGCGCCCACACACGCCGCGATGTCGGCAATGCTGTCACCGGCAAGCCAACGATCTTCAATTTTCTTCCGGTCTTCCAGCGTCAAACGTCTTCCGCCCATGCTTTTCGGCCCCCTTTCCCGATTTTTGCGCAAAAAAATAATGCGGAAGAAACCTTTCGATTTCTTTCGCATTTATTTTAACTATTCAGCTGCGCCGCCGCAGCCTTTGTGCTACAATAAAGCCAGCTGCGCCGGGCTTTTGCGGCGCATTCTGGCATAAAAGGAGAGGTTTTTCATGAAAGTTCTGCTCATCAACGGCAGCCCCCACGAAAAGGGCTGCACCTACACCGCCCTGTCCCTCATCGCAAAGGAACTGAACGACGCCGGTGTGGAGACTGAGATCCTGCACGTCGGCGGCAAACCCGTGGGCGGCTGCATCGGCTGCGGCGGCTGCCGCAGCGGCAATGGCTGTGTGTTCGGCGGCGTAGTCAACGAGGCCATCGAAAAGGCCAAGACCGCCGACGGTTTCGTCTTCGGCAGCCCGGTGCACTACGCATCCGCTTCCGGCAACATGACCAGCT